CAAGTAACAGTAATTGCCGAAAATATGGTAACTGGAGAAACTGGGATTGGAATTAAATTTGAAACATACGAAAATATTGGGAGGAAAGGAAAATATCCAAACACTTTTGTTGTCGAGAAAGCATTAAGTAAGGCAGAACGAAACGCCAAAAGAAAATTAATTCCTGAGAAAGCAGCAGTTGAAATGATTAAAATGTTTGTTAAGCAAGGGAATATTCAAACAATTAAACAACCAACTTATAATAATTATAAAAAACCAATACTATCTACACCTACGACTGAAGTCAATCATTTAAGTTCGCTTATTAAATATCTTGCCACTGCGACAGAGATAATTATTAAAGACGGAACACCAACCAAAATGCAAATTGAAAAAATGATAGATCTTTATAATAACTACACAGGCGAACAAATCAAATCGCTTAGAGTAGGACAACCAAGAGCAAAAGTAATGCTCCATAATTTATTAAGTAGTCCAATGATGACTAAAACTAACACAAAATAATATGACAAAAACAATAACAGAAGAATTAAAATTATATAACGGAAAAATATCATTGATATTTTATCCTAATAGCCATATATTTAAAGTAGGAGATCAAAAAATAATATCAGTAACACAAGCAACAAAACATTTAGATAAAAGCCAAATTTTAATGAATTGGGCAACAAAACTTGCTAAAGAACATTTAATAGAAATAATTGAGAAAGGACAATCAATAATAACTCCTGACATAATACAAGCTTGTGGATTACATAGAGCGCGAAAACAGGATGCAGCAGATAAAGGAAACTTGGTACACAATTATTGTGAGCAACATATTAAGTTTATTTTAAAACAAGTTAATGAAAAACCAAAAATGCCTGAAGATGATCAAGTCGCAAATGGAGTGATTGCATTTCTTAAATGGGAGAAAGAAAATGAAGTAGAATGGATTTCAAGTGAAAAAAAGATTTATAGTTTAAAACATGAATATTGCGGAATTGTAGATGCTAAAGCAAAAGTGAGAGGAAATAAAAAACTATATACAACAATAGATTTTAAAACTGGAAATGGAGTTTATAACGACCAAAGATATCAAGTCTCAGCATATGAGAAAGCTGATCAAGAAGAAACAGGAGATAAATATACAGATTACAGATTATTATTAAGATTTGATAAAAATACTGCTGAATTTGAGGAGCATGAACTTGATAATTGCGATAAAGATTTTGAAGCATTCCTTGGTGGCCTGGCCATAGAAAAGAGAGAGAGAGAATTAAAAAATCAACTTAAGAAAAAAATTGAATTAAAGTATTAAAATGATTTATTATTGCCAGCATTATAAAGATAAAATAACAACAGGAAAAGCAATGCATTATTGTTTAAAACAAAATTGTTGGGCATTAAAAATTTTTAAAAATCATAAAATGTTTAAAACATATCACAATAAATTGAAAGGGGGTGAAAAAAAGTGACAGAATCAATAAAAAATAAAATGGATGAAATAAAAATATTAATTAATGACTTACCTGCCGATGTTAAAACATACATTTTATTAAAAACTTTAAAAGAAGAATTAAATCCAATTCACGATGAATTACTTATGAATGATGATACTCAATCAATTATGGTAAGAAAACAAATTAAATTAATAACTAATATTTGTTCTGCGGTCATTGAATTATTAGATGTCCGTAAAGCAAACATAAAATAATTATGAAAACTGCGGAAAGAAGCACAAAATTAACAGAGATCAATAACGATGTTGTTAAATTTGTTCAAAAAAGAAATGATATTATTATTAAAAATAATAATGATATGCAAAGTGCGACTGAATATTTAGCAAATATAGTCGCGCGTAAAAAGAGAATTGAAGAAATAAGATTAAGTTATACAAGACCGATAAATGAAACTCTTAAAAACATAAATGCTGATTTTAAAAAAGCACTATTGCCATTATTTGAAACCGAAAAACTTGTTAAATCCAAAATGATAGATTATAGAAATAAGGAAGCAATCAGAATAGACAAAGAAAGAATTAAAGAAGAGGAAAGACTTCAAAAAATCCACGATAGAGAAATGGAAAGACAAAGAAAAAAAGCTGAAAAAGAGGCTGAAAAAGAAAGAAAAAGACTAGAAAAGGAGAATTTAAGCAATAAAGCTAAACAGGATAAGTTAGATCAAATAGAAGACGAGAAAAAAGCCAAAGAAGAAGAGATAGATCAAGCCAAAGAAGAATATCAACCTGAAACCAATATCCAGCAGGAAAAGACAGTACACAGCGAAAGTGGAGCAATTAGAGCGCGGAAAGTATGGAAATTTAAGATTATAGAAGAAACTAAAGTGCCAAAAAAATATTTAAAGGTGGATGAAGTAAAAATTAGACAAGCATTGCGAAACGGAGAAAGAGATATTGCTGGAATAGAAATATATGAAGAAGAACAAATAGGAGTTTACTAATTTATATAATTATTAATTAACTGCGAGTGCAACGCAAATAAAAAAATGGATAAAGAAATAAACAAATTTGGTAATATTGGAATATTGCCAAAAAATACTAGTCAACTTGCTGACTGGCAATTTAAAGAAATTATTGTCGAAAAAATGAATGAACTAATTTTAAAGATGAATGAAGTCGGAATATCATTGTCATCTGAAGAAGAAAATGATCAAAAAGAAAACGATCAAAAAGAAACTAAAAAAGAAAAATCAAAATATAAAGTTCTTTATGGATTAGAACATCCAAAAGGAATTATTCGTGAGATTGACGAAATTATTGAATTAACAAAAGAAGAAGCTGATGGTTTTACTGATGAAGTAATTGAAAAAATCCAATAATATGGTAACTGATTGCACTCAATGTTTTTGGTGTGGAATTACAGGCTGGGCGAGAGGGCTGGAAGAACATCATCTATGGCGTGGAAGTCAAAGACAATTCAGTCCCTCCGTCTACCTCTGTCATGAGTGCCATTACAAAGCAACTTTTAATAAAGAATTTGAAATAAAATTACAAAATATTTATTTATATCAATATGACAAACATACCTTTGAATCAAACACAATCGCAGGCTATGGAGTTGATAAATACAATCCTAAAAACTACTAATGAGATTGTAGAAACTCCTGCCGATATGGTAACTCCAATGCAAGCTAAAAATTGGCTTAATTTGTTAAGTAGTAATTTATGTAGATTAGGAGTTTTAGAAGCAGAATTTGAAAGTTATTATTTTAGAGTAATGTCAAAATTAAGAGAAAACTCTAAAAGCAATGTTGATGCAGAAACGAACGCTAAAGCGACATCTGAATATTTAGTTTATAGAAAAGTAAAGAATTTTAGAGTTGACTTGTATGAAAAAATACAATCAATAAAAAGACTAATAATGGAAGCACCTGATAAGCCAAAAATAGAACGAAACAATCAATACGGAAAGTAATTTGACAAGTTTCAAAAAAACTTGACAAATAATTAATTTATGGTATTATAATAATAGTTATTAACAAACTTAAATTTTATGCAACAAAAAACTACGACCAAACTTAAAAATAAAAAAGCCTCAACTATTAAAAAAGGCGTTGCATTTGGTCGTGTTGCCTTTGTAAGATAGTTGAGGATTTTTTGTGTTTAATTAAAATTAATAAAAAAATATGCCAAATCATAGAATGTTTAGCTATCGCATAGCTAATTCCGCTAAATTTTTACAGATGCCAGTAGAGGCTCAATTGTTATATTTTCACATGATATTAAGAGCTGATGACGATGGAGTAGTTGAAACATATCCTTTAATAAAATTATTAGGAACACCGAATGATAATGTTAAAATTTTAATTGTAAAAAAATTTATTAAACTATTAAATGAAGATCAAGTGATGGTTATTATGGACTGGACAGAACATAATAAAATTAGAGCAGATAGAAAAGTGAATAGCATTTATAAAAACCTTTTAGACAAAAAAAACATAAAAACATTAACACCAAAACCTCGTTCTGATGTAGTTGGTGGAGCAAGACACACTGCAATTAAAAAAGAAACGAGTGGTTTGCCATATAGTTTTTCTTATAAAATAAGAAAAATATTTATTGGAAAAAAATGTCCTTTATGCGGAAAAATTATGGGAGATACGAATAAAAATGATACTCCATCTATTCAACATAATATTCCATTATCAAAAGGAGGAAAACACGAATTAGGAAATATATCAATAATTTGCACTTATTGTAATATAACAAAAAAAGATATCGAAACAGATAAATTAAACGCAAAAGAAGTAGCAAATATATGGAAAAAAATGAATATGGACGGACAATGGACGGACAATGGACGGCATAAGTTAAGTAAAGATAAGTTAAGTAAAGATAAGTTAAGTAAAGATAAGTTAAGTAAAGATGAAAAAATAAATATTCTTTCTAAAGAATATTTATTGTCAAAATTATTATTAACTCTTATTTTACAAAACACTCCAACCTTTAAAAAACCTAATTTAGAAAAATGGGCAAAAGAAATAGATTTAATGGTTCGCATAGATAAACGAACGCACGAACAAATAGAATTTACAATTAAATGGTGTCAACAAAATGATTTTTGGAAAGCGAACATTTTATCTACTAAAAAATTAAGAAAACAATTTGACACATTGGTATCACAAATTAAACGAGATAATAAAAATAAAACAATTATATGTTAGAAACAAATTATATTCTAAAATTTACAACAGGAGGACAAATAGAAATAACAGAAAAAGAATATCAAACAATTTTTAATGCTGATGACAATGCGACTATTGGTATTAAACGAATTGGAATTATGATACAAAAAAGAATGGTGCAAATATTCCCTAAAAAACTTCTCAATGAAATTGAAAATAGAAAAAATCAGCAAATAGGAATATTACACGATGGAACAAATGTTAAAAAACATTTTGGAGTTTGGGTTGTTAATGGAAACGAAATGCCAGATGACAAAGGTAATTGCTCTCCTGTTAAATTAGATTTAGATTATTATCCTGAAATTAAACTAGATAGAGTCGCAACACCAAAGGAATATTTAAAAATTAAAAAGGAGAACTTAAATTATTATGAAACATTGGAAATTACAAGTGATATAATTAAAAGACTTAATAATAAAAAATTTACTGGAATAAAAGATTTATTAAAATAAATAAAAAAATTATGAAAAATAGATTAAATTTCTTATTAATATTATTAAGTTTTATAATATATTTTGTAGTAATTAAAAATTATATTGATTCCATAGAATATAAAATAGAAACTCAAATAGCATTGAAAGAGATAGAAATATATCAATCAATATCAAATAATGCTAATTTAATAAAAAATAATAAATAAAAACAATATGAATAAAGAAAAATTAAAAAATTTAAAAAATACAGCAAGGTTAGTTTATACAACTGATTGTAATCAAGTTAAAATTGAATTAGGAGAAGATAAAAATTATACAATAAAATATAAAAATAAAGAAATTTTTAAATGTGTAACAAATAAAATAAGTGCTATTTATTTTGCTGAAGGATTTTCTTTATGTCTAGAAATGGAAGATGAAATGCAACAAGATATTAATTCAATTTTATCAATGCTTGAAGGAACTGTTGAAAGAATTAGAATAATTAATTTTATAAAAAAATATTTAGTAAAAAAATAAATAAAAAAATATGAAAATTACAAACAATGAAAAAATTAAAATGTTAGGTGAAATGTTATATGATTTTAAAAAGAAAATTGTAGATATTAATTTTACAATTCGCTTTAATGAGGGAAAAAAAATTAAAAATCCTAATTTAGCACTACAAATAGATAAAATCAGAATTAAACTTGATGCAGATAAAAGACATGCAATAAGATTAGCAGAAAAATTACAAAAAGATTTAAATGAATTAAAATTAAAACCTCTTGAAGAGGATTTAAAACAAAAATAAATGAAAAAATTAAAAATATTCGGTTATGCTTGGCATACTGCACATCAATATAGTTTAATGAAAGCACTCCCTGATTGTAATTTTTATTATATCAGGAATAGATTGAGAATTTGGGCAAAAGAATCAAGACCAGAGCCTAAAAATTTATATTATGTTGATCATTACGAAGCAGGAAAATACGACTTGGCTATTTTACATTTAGATCAGCAGTGCTTATTTGACGAAAAAAAGGGAATACCATATAACATAACAAATAAACAAATAAAAGATATTCCTAAAATAGTAATAAATCACGGAACTCCTCATTATGCGGATAAAATATCATCTGATATGGTAGATGCAATGAGAGAAAAGATAGGGGATAATTTTATGATTGTTAATAGTAAACAAGCATGGAAAGAATGGAAAGCTGATAAATATATAATTCACGGAATAAGTGGATCAGAATTTAAGTCGTCAAAAGATAAAAAAAATAGAATAATAACAACATTAAATCCTTCATATTATGCAAAACCAATGGATGGATGGTTTGATTATTATAATAGACAATTTTTAGCAGATGTAAAAAAGAAAATTAAAATAATTCATATAGGTCATGATATTAAATTTAATAGTTTTGAAAAATATAGAAAATATATATCTGAAAGTTTAATTTATTTTAATTCAACAGTGCATAGTCCAATGCCTAGATCAAGAACTGAAGCAATGCTATCCGGATGTTGTGTTGTAAGCACAGGCAATCACGACTGGGATAAATATATTCAGAATGGAGTTAATGGATTTATAATTAATGATCAAGATATTAATGCTTCTGTTAAATTATTAAAATATCTTAAAAAAAATCCTGCAAAAGCAAAAAAAATAGGAATAGCTGGAAGAAAAACAGCATTGGAATTTTTTAAAACAGAAAAATATAGTAAAGATTGGAAAATGACAATCAACGAAGTATTAAATAATTTTATAATTGGGGAGGAAGTAAGAAAATTGAAAAAAGATTTAGAGGATTTATTATTTGTTTGCACAGGGAAAAGAGATCAACATCAATTTAATTTATTAAAAAATCTTTTACAAAATTATAGTAAAAAAATAATAAAAGTATGAAATATTTTTCAACATTTACTGGAGTTGGAGCATTTGAAGTCGCTGTAAAACAATTAAAATTAAATTGGAAGTCAGTTGGATATTCAGAAATAGATAAATTCGCATTGCAAGTATATCAAAAACATTTCCCAAATCATAAGAATTTTGGAGATATAACGAAAATAGATATTCCAAATTTGCCTGATTTTGATTTATTAGTTGGTGGAGCGCCTTGTCAAGATTTATCAATTGCTAAAAAAAATAGAAAAGGATTAGCTGGAAGTAGAAGTGGTTTATTTTTTAAATTTTTAGAAATATTAAAAGTAAAAAAACCTAAATATTTTTTATTAGAAAATGTCGCTTCAATGTCAAAGGAGAATAAAGATAAAATAAGTAAATTAGTTGGAGTAGAGCCTGTTATGATAAATGCCTCCCTTGTAAGTGCGCAACAAAGAAAACGATTATTTTGGTGCAATTGGAAAGTTGAACAGCCAAAAGATAAAAAAATATATTTAAAAGATATAATAGAAAGCGGAGAAGCGGTAAAAGAAAAAGCATATTGTTTGACTACTAATCAAAAAGATTTCATTAATGATTTTATAAAAAGACATCAAGGTAATTATGTATTTAAAAATAAGCCAATAAGAATAGCAAAAATAGGCAAAGGAGGGCAAGGAGATAGAATTTATAGTATTCACGGAAAAAGTGTTTGTCTATCAGCTAATGGTGGAGGACGAGGTGCTAAAACTGGATTATATTTAATAGTAGGAGGAGCAAAAAGAACTAGGCCTGGTAAAGGAAAACAATTAGAAATAAGAAAAGACGGAAAATCTAATTGTTTAACAAGTGCGCAAACCGATAGCTTGGTGGTAATTAAGGATTATTTTAGAGCATTAACTCCTTTAGAATGTGAAAGATTGCAATGCTTCCCTGATAATTGGACTGATATTTGTAGTAATACGCAAAGAAAAAAACAAATGGGAAATGCTTTTAATATAGAAGTAATAAAACATATAATTAAAAATTTATAATTTAATAAATAAATATGAAAAGCAAAAATTTGTTTGATGTATATATAATAATATATATATTTATTACAAATATATCAATAATTATAATTGCATTTTTTAATATTTTAGAATTAAAATAATTAAAATAATAATTAATTAAAAATAACAATATGAAAAAAAACAAAATTATCAAATGTGTAATAATATCAATGATATTATTTAGTGCATTATTAGGAGCAGTCAACATTAATGCTTGTGGAACTAATCAGGCATTAATTAATATTTGGAATAAAAGACAAGATTTACAAAAAGCATTCCCCGGAAATGCAGAATGTAATTCAAAATTAACAGAATGGGCTAAAAAATATGGATGGAAAGAATCGCCAACTTTAGTAGATTATAGTCCATATGCAGAAATATTTAATTCTTTTTCATTAAGAATACAACAATTAGAAAAAAAGATTAAAACATTATCCGTTCCGACAGAACAAAAAACAATAATTCAAAAAGATGAATTATTATTAAAGAGAGTGGAAAATTTAGAAAAAGAAATAAAAAAATTATCAACTCCTAAAATTGGAAAATGGAGAAAGTGCGTAGCTTGGACAAGCGGAAAAATTGTATGTGATGATTGCGCTCAAAATTTATCCAACGAGGGAATTGGATGGCATTATGAATTTTATATATTAAGCAAGGACTATAAACAATTTATGCCTCGTGAATGTAGAAATTAATTTTATGAAAATAAACTATATAATTACAACTCATAATAGAGTGAATACAATTTTAATACACATTATGTGTGTATTGATTGACAATCCACTTAAAGATATAGAAATAATAATAGCAGATGACGGATCTACGGATGATACAGAAAAAGAGATAAAAAGATTAATGGAATTAGAAAAGTATAATATTAAATATGCAAATACAAAAAGCTATAACGAGGCAACACCATCTAAAGCACGAAATATGGGGATTGAATTAGCAACTGGCGATTTATTAATATTTGCTGATGATGATTGTCTTCCGCATGAAAATCTTGTAAGTCATTATTTAGAATTATTAAAAAAGGGATATGTCGGAGTAGGATATAAACGGAGCAATAAGGAAATATTAAAATTAAATTCAGATAACAGAAAAGAAATTATTGATAGTATGGAGGGAATGAGCCATACTTTATATTTTGAAAGATATTTGAAAGGACTAATGAGTGGTGGACATTTTACAACTGGAAGTTTTGCTTTGTGGCGTGAGGATTTAGGCAATACAAGATTTGACGAGGATTTTGTGGGATATGGAATAGAAGATAAGCACTTTGGATATTTATTAGATCAAAAAGGATTAAAGTTTGATTATATTATACAAGCTATGAGTTATCATTGCCAAAATAATTATAATAGATCAAGAGAACAAAAAAATAAAGAAACAATAATAAATAGAAAATTATATGAACAAAAAATTAAATAAAAAAATAATATTTATTCCATTTTATGCACAATGTCCAGAGCATAGACAATCAGCAAGTGCGCGAATAAGAGCTGAATGGGTAGCAAAATATTTGCCTGCTGATATTATTAATGAAAAAACAAAAAGTATAGAATTAGCAGATTATGATTTTGTTATTTTTCAAAAATGTTTTAGTAGAAAATTTATAGAGATAGCAAAAGCAATTAAGCAAAAAAATGAAAATACAAAAATAGGTTTAGATTTATGCGATCCAGTATGGAAGCAAAGAGAAAGAGAAGAGGAAGTTAAAGAGATGATTGATGTAGTTGATTTTATTACCGTGCCAACATTTAAATTAGAAGAAGAAATTTATAAAATTTTTAATATTCTTTCTTTTATAATCCCTGATGGTCATGATTTAGAATATTATAAAGCAGATCAAAGAAAAATCCACGATAAAAAAATAGGAATAAAATATGTTTGGTATGGAAATAGCGGAACGATAAAAAGCCTGCAAGCAATAATGCAATATTTAGAAGATGTGAGCATTAAAAATGATAGTTTAACAATAATAGCTGATCCGCTCGCAAGAGATATAATAAAATCAAAAAAATTAAAAATAATATTTAAAGAATGGAAAGTAGATACTGTCAATGATATAGTCGCTGATTGTGATATTTCATTAAATCCAAAATTAAACACAAAAGAATATTTTTTTAAAAGCAACAATAAAACAGTAATGAGTTATATTTTATGTGTTCCTTGTATTGATAAGAATGTAAAAGATGAAAAAGAATGGAAAAATATACTTATCCACTTAAAAAATTTTACAAATAGACAAAATGATGTTAAAATTAAAAGAGATGTGTTAATAAAGAATTATAGAATAGAAACTATTGTGAGTATATGGAAAAATTTTATTAATTTATATAATTAAAAATATGTCAGAAAAAATAAATTGGATAAATGAAAAAAGAAAAGTAGTCGATTTAATGCCAGCAGATTATAATCCACGAAAAATAAGCGAAACAAAAAAAGATGAATTGCTTAAAAGTTTGGAAAAATTAGGAATGATAATGCCGATTATAATTAATAGAGATAATAAAATTATAGGAGGACATCAAAGGATTGCTTTAATGCGCGATTTGAATATAGAAGAAGTTGATGTAAGAATTCCTGACAGGCAATTAACAGAGCAAGAAGAAAAAGAGGCAAACTTAACTACTAACATAAGCAAAGGCGAATGGGACTGGTCAAAATTAATAGATAACTTTGATTTTGATTTAATGAGTGGTGCTGGATTTGGCGAAAAAGAAATAAGTGATCAAATGGATTTAATAAATGTGTTAGAAGACGATAAAGAAGAATTTGATATAGAAAAAGAACTTGAAAAAGCAGATGAAACATTAATTAACAAAGGCGATATTTTTAGTATAGGAAAACATAGATTGATGTGTGGAGATAGCACGAGTATTGACGATGCGACAAAATTAATGGGGGGTGGCTTGGCAGATATGGTATTCACAGATCCTCCGTATAATTTTAATTATAAAGGACGAGGAGATAATACTAAGGATGGAATAAAAAATGATAACATGAGTGCGGAAGATTTTAATGATTTTATAACTGGAGTATTTAAAGCAATGATAACTACTATGCGTAATGGAGCAACTTATTATATTTGTTCTGGAATTAAAAGTTATTCTATTTTTGTTAATATTATAAATGAATTTGATTTAAAATTTTCTAATTGTATAGTTTGGATTAAAAATATAGCCTCTATGGGATGGAATGATTATAGATATAGGCACGAATTTATAGGTAAAGGAAAAAATTTTAAAAAGAAAGGAACTCCAATTTTTTATGGATATAAAGAGGGAAAACATTATTTTAGAGATACGAGAGATGAAACTGATATATGGGAAATGCCAAGAAAACAAGTTAATAAATATGTTCATCCAACTGAAAAACCTGAATGGTTAATAATGAGAGCAATAAAGAATTCAAGTATTGTAAATCAAACAATCCTTGATTTATTCGGTGGTAGCGGAAGCACGATGATGGCCTGCGAAAAAACAAACAGAATAAATATGACAATGGAGCTAGATCCTAAATTTTGTCATGTAATTCTTGAAAGATTATCTAAATATTTAAAAATAGACCCAATCCGTGAAGACGGAAAAAAGTGGTCAGAAATTAAAAATGCAACAAACATTACCGATTAAATTTATAAGAACAAATTCACAAGGCGAAAATATTGAATGGATATTTGAATTAATTGATAAGTGTGAAAATAAATTTAAATAAAAAATTAATACAGGGTGGAGCAGTGGCAGCTCGATGGTTTCATAAGCCATAGGTCGTGGGTTCGATTCCCATCCCTGTTACATAAAAATATGAATAAAATAATTAAAGCACCACTTTTTATTATACTTCCTAGAAAAACGAAAGCAGACAGAAAGATGATAATTAATTTAAATAATTATAGAAACTGGCATTATATAATTAATAATCAAGTAAAGGATTATTATAAAGAAGCAATGCGTGAGCAATTACAGGGATTAAAGTTTAATAAAAAAATAATATTACATTTTTTATTATATAGGGGAAGTAATAGAATAACCGACAGATCAAATGTTTTGTCAATTCATGAGAAATTTTTCTGCGATGCTTTAACATTTTATAAATGTATTCCTGATGATAACGATGAATATATAGAAGAAACAAGATATCGGACAGGAGGACTTGACCGAGAAAATCCAAGAGTAGAAATAACAATAATTTAAAAATATTTAAAGAAATATTATATGAGTGACATAAAAAACGAAAAATTTATAATTAAAGTAATTCGTAAACGAATAACAGAAATTCCAGCACATCAAGATAGTGCATCCAAAATTCCAAAAATAGAAGAAAAAGTAGACCAAATCTATGAGCAAGAATTTGATAATTTAGATATAGGAGAACTTGCTATGAAATTAAACAGAAAAGAAAAAAAAGACGGACAAGAAAAAGATGAAAAATCAATAAAAATATAATATGAAAATTATAATATTAATAATACTAAGTTATATAATTATTAATTTTATGTTTATTAAATCAAATAAAATAGATGATCACGGTCATACTATAAAAATTAGAGAAAAATTAAAACTAAAAACCAAAATAAAAGAATTTATTTCAAACATAACATGGAAAATATTCCTATGGTCAATTGAAATGACAGATCAGGAATATTGGCATGAATGCTATAAAGCAGAAAGAAATCAAAAATGTATAGATAATTATTCCAATGAAAAAATAAAAAAAGAAATAAATTATAAATTATGAAAATATTTATTAAAAAAATAATAGATTGGTTCTTATATGGTTTGTTAGGTAAAAATAAATTAAGTCTACATGAAAAAGAAACTATAAAAAGAATAAAAGCTAAAGAAGAAAAACCTGAAACATTTTTTACTAAATTTAAATTTAGAGAATTAAGTTGGAGAGAAATAAAAATAAGTAAAAAATGTAAACTTCCTAAAAAATATTGGATAAAAGGTAAAAGTAAATTTTTACATATTCGTTTAAGAAAAGAACATAAAAATAATATTAATCAATTAAAAATAAATAAAAACTATGTTTAAAATTAAAAGACACAATAAAATACAATTTATATTCACAATTGATAAAATGATACAATACGGAAATACTGGAATAGGATGGAATAAGTTTATAATTGGTATTATAAAAATAAAGAGTATCCCTGATGATGGAGGAATGATAATGCCTGAAAATTATAAAGGATTTTTATTTAGTTTTAATTATTGGTTACCATTTTGTGATATTAGATTTAAGTAAAAAATTAAGCACCATAAGAACATATAGAATGATTTGTATAGCTATATAGATTGAAATATACATCAAAGAGTGTTCATTTAGTCTTAAAAAAATGATTATAAAAAGAAGCGAAAAAATAGGAAATGTGTAAGGTTAGTGGAAATTGGAGAAATTATATTCAAATATAAAAACATTAGAAAGCATTTTGAAATTTCAAATTGTTTAATAAATAAAAATATGCCAGCATATTCAAAAGAAAAACAAGAAGAACAAATAGCAAGAATAAGACAGATTTTAGTTTTGAAACCTAGCTCATCAGTAATGACAGTTAAAGAATTGTTAGCAGAGCAAGGGGAAAAATTAGATCGTAGATATATAACTAAATTAAAAAAGAAAATAGAAAAAGAAAGAGCTAACAGATATAATGCAAGAACAAAAGAAATGGTCTTATCTCAATTTGAAGATTTAGTTAATGTTATGAGCGATGTTCTTAAAAAAATAGCATTAAGCAAAACTGATTCAACTCAATTAGATAAGACGACAGCAATCAGCCAATTAATAAAACAAAATAAATTAGTTATTGAAATGATGATGGATATGGGATTGCTTGAAAGATATATAGGAAAAATGACTCATGATGTTGAAACATCTGAGATTTTAAAATTAATAGAAGATGCCAAACATAATAACAAGGATGACAAAGAAAAAGAAAACAGAGATAGTGCTAAAATCAATAAATAATTTTCAATATTTCTTGTTTAATATTTTTTCAAAATCATTCCCAAAATTTAAAGGTGGGAGATATATAAATGACCTTGCGGAATGGATGCAAGGTCGTTCTTGGTTTATGAGAGTATCCGCCAGAGATCATTTCAAATCAACATCTTTGTATGCTGATTTTATGTGGCAACTATTAAATAATTTTGCACTGAATAGAGAGTATCATTATTTTAGCTATCAAGACTCTATGGCCAGTTATCATATTTCAAAGATTAAAGACTTCATGAAGAATAATCCATTTTATGAAAGTTGTATAGATTTAAAACCTACAGCTGAAAGTGTAATGAGATATTGTTGGGATTATAATATGACAGAGGATAAAAGAAAAGCACATTATACAACAATGCATGCACACGGATTAATGTCATTTAAGCGTGGTATCCATTGCCACGGAGTATATGTTGATGATCCGTTCCAAGATCCTGATAATAAATTATTATTAACAAAAGTTTATAAGATTAATGAAATAATTAAAACTCAAATATTGGATATGCCTATGGATGACGGTTTTTGTAAGATTGTAGGAACACCACAAACAAATGATGACTTCTTTTTTAATGATGACTTATTAGAAAAATTTTCACTAAAAGTTCAACCAGCAGAGGTGGACAGTAAAAAAGAAATTGCATTGTGGCCAGAACATATGAATTGGCAAGAACTACAGGTAAGAAAAAAGATAAGAGGCAAGAAAATATTTAATCAGGAATATAATTGTATGCCGACATACAGCGAAGAAAGTTTTTTCACAGAAGAAGATATTTTGAAAGTCACTAACGATAACTTGTTGAATAAGTCAATTAATGATATAATAAAATCACCTGAAAGAATAGAGCGTGTAGGAGGCTGGGATTTAGGAAAAAAACGACATCCAGCTCATATGGCAGCCTTTGAAGTAAGATATATAAAAGAGATTAAAAAATTTAAAGCAATTCAAATACATCAGAAATTTATGGATGGTTGGGACTACACAGGAAAAGAGGGAAAAGACTTTGATCCTGAAAATCCAAATCAAATAGCCTACGCAAAACAAATGATAGAAAATTTTAAATTAGATTATTTATTTTGCGATAATACGAGAGGAGAATTAACTACACTTGAAGAGCAAGGAAAACTTCCAAAAGAATTAGAGTTAGTTATATTCACAAGCAAGGAGAAATATGCGATAGCTACAGAATTTGAAAAAGCAGTAACATCGGATACAGTGGAATTATTAAATAGCCAAAGAATGAGGCGACAAATAATTTGCGTAACGAATGATTTAAAAGCAATAGAAAGTCCTGAGGGTCATGGCGATTCGTTCTGGTCGATAGCATTATGCTTTAAAGGAATAAATTTGCGACAAGAAAGCCTTGATGAATATATGAATGAAGATGATTATAAAGATAGTAATATTTATCAAAAAACCTTTTAAATAAAATAATATGCAATTAAAAAACTTATTAAACATTTTTAAAGAAAAACCTGTAAATAGTCCTAGGCTTGAAGATGAGATGGGAGAAAGCGGAACTACAATGTATAATGGATTTATATCAGGCGAAGAATATAACAGTGATTTAACTGGCACTACAAAATTTACAATATACGATAAAATGCGTAAAGGCGATGCTTCAGTTGCAACGGCACTAAAAGTGGTAAAGCTTCCATTAAGATCAGCAAATTGGTATGTAGAGCCAGCGAGTGAAGAGAAAGAAGATGTTGAGATTGCTAAATTTATAGAACACAATTTAAAAAAAGAAATGAGTATCACTTGGGATGATTTTCTACGACAAGCACTTTTAATGTTAGATTATGGTGTTTTTATTTTTGAGAAAGTATTCACTTATGTAGAATATGAGGGGAAACAATATATTGGTTGGAAAAAATTTGCACCAAGACATCCTCGGACAGTGCTTAAATGGGCAATTAAAGAAAATAACGATGGAATAGTCCAGCAAAAAATAGGCGGAGGCGAGGCAAATATTCCTATGGAAAAATTGCTTGTTTTTGTAAATGATAAAGAGGGAGATAATTGGGAGGGAATATCATTATTGCGTACAGCATATAAGCATTGGTTTTTTAAAGATATTTTTGAACAAATAGATGCTATGGCTTTTGAGAGGCAAGGATTAGGTGTGCCATATTGCAAAGTTCCGAAAGGAGCGAATGCAAAAGACAAAGGTAATGCAAAAACATTAGTCAAAAATTTAAGAGCTAACGAAAAAGCTCATGTAGTTTATCCTGATGGTTGGGAAGTTGGCTTTTTAGATATGAATTCAAAAAGCACGCGCGATCCTGAGAAAAGTATAATGCATCATCAGAGATCAATCGTTTTAAATGTTTTGGCTCAATTTTTAATGCTGGGATCATCTGATGGAAGTGGAAGTAGAGCATTAAGCGAAGATCATAGTGCATTATTTTTTGACAGCTTACAAGCAGTAGCAAAACAGATATTGGATGTAATAAATAAATATGCGATTAAGCAATTAGTCGATATTAACTTCCCTGAGCTAAAAAGATATCCATTATTAAAAGTTGATGATATCGGAAGTATTGATAAAAAAGCATTTAGCGATATGATGGAAACATTGGTAGGCGAAGAACTAATCAAAAGCGATGATGAATTGGAAAATTATATCAGAAAAGAATTAGATCTCCCTGATGTACAGGAAAAAGATGAAGAAGATGAAGAAATAGAAAAATTAGATTTAGAATTAGATATGCTACAAATAGATATAGCTGGAGAGGGAATGGAAACTGAAGAATTTGAAGAAGAAGACGAGGAAGAATTAAAAGAAATGACGGAAGAAATAATTATAGATGAAGAATTAATGTTTGGAGTTAAAGGTAAACCATTAAGTGAAGAAACAAAGAAAAAAATAAGTGAAGCATTAAGAAAAAAACATGGAAGTAAAATAAAAGAAGAAAGAGGCAAAGTTGGTCAAGCTGAGGGAAATATTGCAGACGCGCGTAGAAGAATTAATGAATTAAAACAAGTTTTAAGTAATTATAAAGATAAATCTAAAGCAATTAAAGATAAGAGTTTAAAAAGAGAATTTAATAAAAAAGTAAAAGATAAAATTGAGGAAATAAAAAATCTTATAAAATCAGGGCGTACAGGAATAAAAGTTGAAAGGCAAAGAATAAGAGAAAGTAAAAAACAAATAAGAGAAGAAAAATCACAATTAAGAAAAGAGAGAAAAGAAAGAAAAATAAACAGACAAATTGACAGAGATAATGAACGGATTAAAAAATTAGAAAAATCATTGAGTAAAAAGGATTCAGACAAAGCTGATAAAATAAAAGAAAGAATAGAGAAAATAAAAGATAGAATAACTGATAATAACGAAAGACTTGAAGAATTTGAAATGAATGAGGATGAAATAAAAAAAAAAAATTTATTAAATTTTGAAGAAGATTTTAAGCCAAGAAGAAAATTGACTTATGCTGAAAAAAAAGTAAATTTTAATAAATTAAAAAAAGAATTTGAAAAATCCGAAAGAGAATTAGAAAAAATATTGAATAAAGCATTTAATGATCAGAAAGATGAAATTTTAGCAAATTTTCAAAAAGCAGTAAAAACAAAAGATTATAAATTAATAGAAAAAATTTCATTATCCGCACCAAAGGAATATAAAAAAGAATTACTCGCTGAAATGAAAGGATTGTATAATTTTGGAAAAAATACAGCTTCGGCAGAAATGAAAATAATAACACCATCAACTCCAATAGAAGAAGTTGACAGATTAAAAGCAAGTGCAGAAATAATAACAAGCGATCACGAAAATAAAATAATGACTTCCAGTAAGATAGAGGCAATCAATGATATATCCAAAGGAAAAAGCACATCAGAAACAATGAAATTGGTAAAGGCGACAATGATAACAAAGGCTAATGAGCTAGCAAAACAAACAGGCTCAATTATTGCTGGAGGAATGATAAATGACGGCCGTAGATTAGCACAACAAACAAATAAGGCAAAACTTTATGCATTACAACGCTCCGAGCTATTAGATGATAGAACCTGTAATTTTTGTGAGAGTATGGATGGTAGAGTGATTAAAGTAAGTGATCCATGGGGGCAAGAGGGCTCGTTCCATAGCCGTTGTCGTGGAGTATGGGTTGAAATAATGAATACAGAACCTGAAAAACCATCAATAAGCGGAGTGCCAAAATCAATAGCTGAAAGATATAATAAACCTAATGACTTTAAACAATTAAAAAGTCCAGTAGTAAATAAAAATAGTTTAGCGGCTGATGAGATAAAAAAGCAATATGCAAAAGATATAAAAACAAGACAATCAAAAATAGATAAATATGAAAAAGATGGAAAATATCCAAACAGAGTATCTGCACATAAAAAAGAAATTGAGAGAATGGAAAAAGTATTAAATAAATTAAAATAATTGTATGTCATTTTTAAGCAGAAAAATAAGAAACAAATTGAATAATTTAATAAATCCTGCCACGGAAGATAAACAAGACGATATAATAGAAGCAGTAAGTAATAGAGTTGATTTAGAGGGATTAGGAAATTTGTCTGTTGGTATTACTCAAACAGAGATAGTTATTACTGGCGAGCCTCATTCAATAAGAATTAGAGCAGCTACAACAAATACAGGAATAATTTTTATAGGGGAAGATGGTATATTATCAGACGGCAGTAATGATTTTGTAAGGTTAGAAAGTGGAGATGAGATTGTTATTAATTATAATGATACTACTAATGCTTTGTATGCCATTTCTGATACAGCAGATCAAAAAATTAATATAGGAATTTTATTATGATGAATATTAAAAGAGCAATTAGATTAAATAGAGGAACTGCACAAGGGCAATTGTGTTTTTGGGATGATACTATTAAAAAATGGACTCCTATTGAAATCTCAGAATTATTTTGGGATGATGTTAATAAAAGAATTGGTATTGGAACAAATTCCCCTGATACAAAATTTCAAGTTGTCGGAGATTCTAAATTTGGAGATGATAACACAAATTATATCTACCTTGCCAGCAATGGAGAACTTCAATTAAAAGGAACAGCAAGAGTAAAAAAATGTTTTTATATAGATGCAGACGGAATAAAAGCAGTAGGAACTAAGCCAGCAAGTTTTGTTTTAAGTGGTCTGAGCGGTAGCTGGGAATTTGGCGATGAAGTTGAAGCAAATCAAGAAACAATAAGTGGAAATGTTAAGATACCTTGTGATGCAGATATTACAGTTGTTCCTGTTTTAAATATAGGACTTTATGCTAATGGAATAAGTCCGGGAGATACTAAATTTCAATTAGAATATTTATATATAGGACAGAATGAAGATATGACAGGTGTCGCACAAGAAACATTAACAGCGACAGCGACACTTTCCGCAACCTCTAACGGTTTGACAATATTACAATTCACTGGCATTGACTTACCAATTTCAACAGATATGGCATTGATTTGGAAGATAACAAGATTAAGTGCAGATGTAGAAGATACAGTATCAGCACCAATATTTTTAAAGGGTATGTTTTTTGGATACACTGCTAATAAATTAGGCACAGGACTATAAATAATTAAATATAAATTATGTCAGAAAGAGTAAAAATTCAACAATGGATGATTAATCTCGCAATTGTCTTAATAATCGGTGCTTATGGTTTTATTTTTAGTTCTGTATTAGACAGAATAACAAAAAATGAAAATAAGATAGAAAGTTTTAATCCTGTATTATTGCAAATACAAACTGATTTAGCAGAAATTAAAACCAATACAGCTTGGTTAATGAAAAGTGTCAAAGAATAAATATAAATCTGTTCTTTTAAAACAATAAAAACAAGGAGGGTTACAATGATAAACGAAAAGGAAAGAAAAGTAACTAAAAAATGGTTAGAGAATGTTGGCAAACACATTATCAGAGAAGAAATTAATTTTAGGCATACTATTTGCCCAACTTGTCATCTCCCATTAAGCGGAGATGAAAAAATGTTGCAATGTTCTAATTGCCGAACAAAAATAATTAATACTGCCTTTGACGGAATTGGCATTGCATAAACAACAACAACAAGGGGTTAGAATATTAATCCCTTGTAAATTAAAACAAATATGATATAATATTAATAATTAAAATTTTATTGGGAATTAAAATTATTGCGGTTATTTTCTGGGCAACCTATAGGGTTCAGAAAGTAAAACTTTCCGCAGGGTTTTATTCTTCTACCCTTTGACTCAAAAGCCTCTGCATCCCAACAGGGGCTTTAAATTTATAATAATTTTATATAATATGAAAAAACAAGCAATAACAATGTTGATGTCATTAGATAATATGAAATTTAATGATGACAATAAAAGTGAAATTCAAGTAATGAAAAAAGGAGAATGGGATCATCCAGCATATGGCAGAGTAGAAATAGACGATAAGATTATGAAAGAAATGGTAAGTAATTTTAGTAAAAACATTCGTGCGCATTCTAAAAAAGAGGGATTACCAGTAGATGAAGAACATTTTTCTTCAAAGGGCGCAGTTGGATGGATTAAAAAATTAATTAACCGAGGAAGTGAGGGACTCTTCGCTTTAGTGGAGTGGAATAGTAAAGGTCGTCAGGCCATAGAAGACAAAATTTATAAATTCTTCTCGCCTGAATTTTACTTCCAATATGAAGACCCGGAAACTCGGAGAATGCACAATAATGTGCTAATCGGTGGTGCGCTGACTAATAGACCTTATTTTAAAGGTTTAAAGCCAGTTGTATTATCCGAGGATATTATTATTAACAATACAATCAATATGAAATTAAGTGAATTAATCAAAAAAGATTTGTCTTCACTAAATGACGAAGAAAAAAAATTCATCACTTCCAAATTTAGCGAATTAGAAGACGAAAATAAGAAAAAATTTGACGAATTAAAACCTGAAGAAGAAAAAAAACCTGAAGAAAAAAAAGATGAGAAAAAAGAAGATGACAACAATGAAAAACCAGCAGGTGGCGTAGAAGCTAATGAGGGTAAAATTGCAATGAATGAAAATGAAGTCAAAAAATTAAAAGAAGATGCACAAAAAGGCGTGCAAGCAAGTGAAGATTTAAGAAAAATGAAAATAGAGAGTAAAGTCAAAGAATTTACATTTAGCGAATCAAATAAAGATGGCAGGTTGCCAGCCACAGCTAACACAGACAACAAAGTCGTAGATTTTGTTATGTCGTTGACTGAGGAAATGGCTACCAAATTTTATGAAATCATCGGCAGTCTTCCAAGTCCTAAAATCTTCGGAGAATTAGGAGAAACAAGCTTTGGAGAAAATGTTGATGATAAAAAGCCAGCTGGAGTAAGTGAGGAATCACATAAGCTAGATATAAAAGCTCGTGAGTTAATGAAGTCTGACGACAAAATGACTTATGAGGAAGCATTAGCTAAAGCTGAGAAAGAGCTTGCTTAATGTTTATTTATTAATTTAATTTTAACAAAAACAATATGGCTCATGAAATAAGCTTATTAGATTATCCTTTTATAGCTGAGAACGCAATGGCAGAGAAATATGTTGTTGTAGAACTTGGAACTAGTGCAGGAGAAGTCGATTTGCCTGATGGCAATAACGATGCACCTGTAGGAGTAACTCAAGCTACAGCAGTTGCTGATGGCGCTGTTAATGTAAGACTTGCTGGAGTTTCCAAAGTAGTAGCCAATGCGGCTATTTCTAAAGGTGACTATCTAGTAGCAGTTATTACAACTGGTCGAGTTGCTACTGCACCAACTATTACATCAACATGGACAGGCACAGCAGCATCCACGGAACATGTCATTGGCTTGGCTTTAGAAGCGGCAGGAGCGGCAGGAGATATTATCTCAATGCTAATCCGTCCAATGATAATTACTCATTAATTATCATTATTATTTATTATTTATTAATTTAAACAAGTATGCCAAAAGTAAACGAAGTACACATAGATGCGGCGTTATCCAATGTATCACTTGGATATCATCCAAAGGGCATGATTGCTGAGGAAATATTCCCTATTATTCCTATTAAAAAGGAAAGTGACAAATATTATATTTGGAACAAAGGGGAAGCATTCCGAGTACCTGATACTACATTGAGAGCAGATGGTACACGATCAAAAACAATCGGATTTAGTTTAACAAATTCTACCTATACGGCAGAAGAATACGCATTAAATACCGAAGTTACTGATCGTCAAAAAGCAAATGCTGACAGTGTCATTAATTTGAGATCTGCAAAGACTCGTAGAGTTAAAGACATTTTAATGCTGGATCAAGAGATTAGAGTAGCAAGTTTATTGACTACTCAAGCAAATTGGGCTAGCACAAATCGTGTTCAATTATCAGGAACTGATCAGTGGAATAACGCAAGTTATGATTCTGATGCAGTAGATGGATCAATTGAATATAGAATTGATACAGGTAAAGAAGCAATAAGAACACAAACAGGAGGACACGAGCCGAATAAAATCGTTATTCCATCAGCTGTAGCAAAAGTTATAAAAAGAGATGCTACTATTAGATCAATGATCAAATATACTCATGCTGATTTATTGGTAGACGGAGATTTGCCTCCTAAATTATGGGGAATGAAAGTTATTATTCCTAAAGCAAGTAAAAACACCAATGTAGAGGGAAATTCTACTCAAACATTAACAGATGTTTGGGGAAAGCATGTATTATTAATGTATGTGCCTGAAACACCTCAAATTGATGAATTATCTTGTGGATATATCTTCCGTGTAAATAACTCAGCTCATACACCATGGGGAGTTAGAACATGGAGAGAGGAAGCAGAAAAGAAAGAAGTTATTGAAAACGAAGTTTGTCAAGATGAAAAACTTGTAAGTAATGTAGCTGGATATTTTATTGAAGATGTAATTGCTTAACTAATTGAGAGGCAGTTAATTCTGCCTCTCTTAATCTTATTAATCTTAAAATCATATTTATATGGCAGATGAAAAAAATCCAATAGAGTTAGTTGCAGAGGCTACGGCCGTGAAAGCGCAATTATTGAATTCAAAAGCCGAATATGAAGTGATTGCCGAAAGTGGATTATTCAAGAATGGAGAAACCTACGAAAAAGGTAAAATCATAACGCTTGATAAATTCACAGGAGGAAATTACGAGAGGGCAAAAGCCTTAAAATTTATTAAAGATAAATAAAAAAATTATGCAAAATAAATTAAAAGACAATGTCGCTCGTAAAGGTAAACTTCATATTAAGTTATTTGATAAAGACGGAAATTTAAAAGAAGAAAGAGAAATAAAAAATTTAGTTGTTTCTGTTGGCGAGGCGCATATTGCAGACCAATTAGCTTCAACACCCGGAGAAACAGCAATGGGCTATATGGCAATCGGTACAGGAACTACTGCAGCAGCAGCAGGAGATACAACATTAGAAACAGAGCTTGATCGTAATGCATTAACATCGAGAACACAAGGAGCAGGTGGAGATGATAATGATGTTATCTATGTAGGCGATTGGGCGGCAGGAGATGGCACAGGAGCTATCACTGAGGCAGGTATTCTAAATGCAGCGGCGGCAGGCGTTCTATTAGCTAGATCCGTTTTTACAGTAATTAATAAAGGAGCAAGCGACACTCTACAAATTACTTGGACAATAACAATAGGTTCATCCTAAAGTCTAGTAGTTTAACTTTGCTCATTAATCGTGGGCAAAGATTAGATTATTAATATCCATCTTATGCGGAATAGAACTTTTAATATATATGCATAAATCAAATTAATATAAATGCTAAATAAATTTGCAAAATTAAAAGATAAAGAATATATCAAAAATATTAGAAAAATTGATAGTGTTCTTGTTGACGGAGATTTTGTAAAAAAATATACAGCAAAAACTAAACTTCTTAAAATATATAGTAAGAATAAAAGTATTGAGATTGAATTATTATCTCCTTATAACCAAAAACTTGGAGTAGGGAAAGAAACTTTGATTGCAGAATTAAAATTAAAAGATTGGAATAATAAAAATAATTTATTTGATGAATTAGAATTTTTTGATAGAGAAAATTTCAAGAAAAAAAACAAACGATTTATTTTTAAATATTGTGAAGAAAAAACTATTACAATGAAACTACCAGCAGACTTTCCAACACAAGCAAAAGATAATAAAATGTTTGAAAAAGTTGTAGGGGATTGGGATAATGCTACTGAATTTACAAAATTAGATGAATTACCTCATAAAAATATAAGAATAGGAATTTTTACAGAAACTATTTTAGGAGAAAAAATGGAATGGTTGCCGACTATTGATGGTTTTAATATACATGAATGGGCGGCTTATGACATAACACAACTGAAGAGTTTAGAGCATGACACAGATCAAGGAAATTACAACTCGCTAGTAATGATAGACAGCACTCATTTTATATTGGCTTATACAGGGAAAGACAATGACGGTTTTATTAAAACTTTTAGTATAGATGGAAGTTATGATATTACTGAAATAGATAGCTTGGAACACGATACAAGTAATGCGAACGGTTACAACTCGCTAGTAATGATAAATACTACTCATTTTATTTTAGCACATAAAGGAAACGGCGATGACGGCTATATAAAAACATTCTCAATAGACGGAAGTTATGACAATATAACACAAATAGATAGCTTAGAACATGATACAATACTAAATAATTACAATTCTCTAGCAATGATAAATACTACTCATTTTATGTTAGCTTATTTTGGAAGTGGAGGAGATGGCTATATTAAAACTTTTAGTATAGATGGGAGCTATGATAACATAACACAAATAGATGTTTTAGAACATGACACAGTTCAAGGAGAACATAACTCTTTAGTAATAATAGATAGCACTCACGCTATATTGGCATATAGCGGAAGCGGTGCTGATGGTTTTATTAAAACATTTTCTATAGATGGGAGCTATGATAACATAACACAAATAGATAGCTTAGAACATGATACATTAAGCAATGTTTACAACTCGCTAGTAATGATAGACAGCACTCATTTTATATTGGCATATACAGGGAGTAGCGATTACGGATATATTAAAACATTCAGTATAGATGGAAGTTATGATATTACTCAAGTTGATAGTTTAACTCACAACACTGCTTATACAGGTTATAATTCTTTAGTAAAAATAGATAGCACTCATTTTATGTTGGCATATAGCGGAAGCGGTGCTGATGGTTTTATTAAAACATTTTCTATAGATGGGAGTTATAATAATATTACTGAAATAGATGTTTTAGAACATGACACAGTTGAAGGAGTTTACAATTCTTTAGTAATAATAGATAGCACTCACGCTATATTGGCTTATAGAGGAAGCGGTAGTGATGGATACATTAAAACTTTTAGTATTGAGCCATCAGTTTCAATTCCAACAGTTACTACACAAGCAGCAACTTCTATTCAACAAACAACTTGCACAGGAAATGGAAATATAACAGCTACAGGTGGAGCAAATGCCACTCGCAGAGGTTTTTGTTATATGACAGGAACTTCAGGAGATCCAACAACAGCAAATAGTGTAGCTTATGATGATGGAGATTATGGGACAGGAGCTTATACAAAAGGAATAACAGGACTAACTGCAGGAACTGGATATAGAGTTAGGGCTTATGCTGTTAATTCAGCTGGAACTGGATATGGAACAACTGTTCAGGTTACGACAGCTAATGCGTTTACAAAAAATCTGTCAGAAACAATAAATTTAAATGATAATATAAGTAATGGAGTTGAAAAATTATTATCCGATAATCCGTCTTTATCCGATGCAATAAAAAATGCACCTGTAAAAATATTAAGTGATAATCCTGCAATAACTGATTCAATACAAAATAATTCAGCAAAATACTTAATAGATAATCCAAGTATATCAGATAACTTCAATGCCTATTCAGTATATATTAGAAATTTAAGCGATAACATTTCCTTAGCAGACGCGCTAGTTAAAACAGTAAATATAAATATAGCAGAAATTTTAAATATAACTGATGGCGGATTAATAATTTCTACCAAAAAAAATTTGGCTGATAATTTATCATTAGATGATTTGATTAGTCCATTATTAATATTGAATAAAATTATTCAGAATAATATAAATTTAGCGGATGATATTAAAAAAGATAATGCAAAAAATTTAACTGAAACAATAAACTTGTCAGATATCTTGTCAAGTATATCAACATATTTAAAAAGCATAAGCAATATAATAACAATAGATGATTTATCTATTAAAACAATAAATAAAAATTTAATAAATTCAATTACACTCTCAGATCAATTAGGAGGAGATAAAACTAAATCTTTATTGGATAGTTTATCAATTAGCGATGAAAAAATAATCGGAATATATAAAAATTTAAGTGAAAATCCTACAATTAGTGATGATATTAAAAAAACGATTGATAAAAATTTAAGCGAGAATTTAACTTTGTCAGATGATATTCAAGTAATAAAATCAATTTATCACGAAATAATTAATGTTGTAAGTATTAGCGATTTGTTGTATAATTCAATTAACAAGAATATAGCAGATGCATTATTAATTATTGATACTTTACAAAAGCAAACAGGAAAAAATCTTGAAGATAATTTTTTAGTAATAGAAAGTGTAGATAAAAATATAGGCAAAAGGATAAGCGATACTACAGATTTATCAGACGACATAAAATTTGATACAAAAATATCAATACAAGACAGTATTTCAATCGCTGAAATTTTAGTGAAAGGATATGATAAAACATTAATTGAAGCACTATCAATAGCAGATAGTTTAGAAAAATCAATTGAACAAAGATTATATAAAAAAACAATTATATTGAATGATAGAAGAGATAAAATATTATTAATTTCTAATAATAGAAAAGATAAAATAATTTTAAATTCTAATCCGCAATAATATGTCTGTAATTTTAATAATACCAAATGACGATGTTAATAGAGGAGAAAAAACAAAAGTAGCAACAACACAAAGTGTCGTGAGTGATACTCTTATTGTTGAAAATACAGAGGGATTATCTGTCGATGATTTTATTTGTATAGGTAGAGAGAATATGGAAACAGCGGAATTAATGCAGATTAAAAGTATAGCTTCCGATCAAAAAACAATAACTCTAACAGTAGCGACTAAATTTATTCACAAACAATATGAGGAAGTGACTAAATTTTATTATAATCAAAGAAAAATATATAGAAAATTATCTACTGAAAGCGCGTATACAATATTAGGAACTGAAACAATAGAAGTTGATAGACCTGATGGAACTTTATATCAAGACACATCAGGAGTAGCTACAGCATTATATAAAGCTACTTATTACAATAGCACCACAATAATAGAAACAAGCCTCACAGACGCTAAAGCAAGTTATGGGGGCGGTGGCACACATTTTGCCGATTTAAGCGACATAAGGGAAGAAGCAGGCTTTGACAATAATGATGATATAACTGATCAGCGTTTATTTAGGCATAGAGAAAGAGCGGAGGGAGAAATTAGTGCAAGTCTCATTGCTAGATATTCAATGCCTATAACAGATAATTCATATTGGAGTAATAGTGCGGCACAAGAATTAATCAGACAAATAGTAATGTTATTAGGTGCAGGATGGTTATTGTGGCAGGAATATCCTGATGAGAGAGGATCAGGAACAAGTAATGATGGACTTGCAAAAATAAAAGAAGCAAGAAGTATGCTAAAAGATATCAGAAATGGAAATTTGATGCTTTTAGGAAGCGATAATAATCCATTAAGTCAATTAGATACACAAAGCATAGAGGGATATCCTGACAACAGTTTTTCTACAATACCTGACGAAAATCACGATGATGACGATAATTATATATTTCAATTAGGTAAAAGTTGGTAAAAATATGAATTTAACATTTTCAATTGAGGGAGAAGTCCAACTCGATAGAAGAATTAAAGGCCTGGCCAATGATATTAAGAATTGGAGCAAAACATTTAAAAGCACTGGAAATTATTTGAAGAAATTTTTTTCAACCGAAGTATTTCAAACAGAGGGTTCAATTATTGGCGAAAAATGGAAAACAGGAAAATATTATAATGGATTAGTTAGAACTGGAAAAATGAGGGATAGTTTTACTAGAAAATTTGGCAAAGATTATGTATTGATAACTAACACCGCACCATATTTTAAATATCATCAAAGCAAACTTCCGAGAAAGAAACTTCCAAGAAGAATAATGATGAAATTAGACGAAAAGAGAAGACAAAAAATAGTTAAATTATTTCAAGCAGAATTAATTAATAAAGCAAATAAAAAAATATGAATCTTATAGCAGATGAAATTTTAAGAAGATTAAAACAATACGGAGATAAGCGAATTAAAAGATATTTTTATGGCGATCCCATTTTAATAAATACTTCTAGCTTACCAGCTGTAGTTATTGAAAATGCAAATCAAGAGATAACACAAAAAGCTACAGGACAGGATGAAATAACAAACACTTATAATATAAGAGTAATAATGAATAAAAAAAGTGAAGTAGGAAAAAATCCTGAAGAAATGACAACTTCAAGGACAATGGCACAATTTATAGCAGGCAGGGATAGTAATGGCAATTATAATGCAACATCAATAGTCGGAATATTAAGAACATATTTCACACTTGGAGATTTAATAAATGATCAACAAATCGCAATAGATTATTCAACAGGAGAAAGAGGCGACATAATAACAGCAGAGGCAGACATCGTTTTAAGTATTAAAGATAATATTAATTTAGCCAATAGGCAATAATAATTTAAAAAAAATATGACAGACTTTACAAAAAAAGACCGATTAGCAAATATAGGATATTTAGCTATCGGCAAAGAAACAACAAAAGGCACACCAGTAACGCCGGATATCTTCATACCTTTGTATGATGAGAGTTTAACAACAAATCCAAACTTGGACATGGATAATCCAATTATGGGTAATAGATTTGCTCGTTATTTTAATTTTCAAGGACAACGAGATCATCAAGGAGTATTAACAGTAATGGGCGAACCAAAAACACTTCCTCATTTCCTTAATATGATTTTGAAAAAAGGATCAACAAGCGGAAGCGGAGTTTATACACATCCATATACTCTTGATGATAGTAATCCAGTTGAAGCTTCTTATACAATAGAAATAGTTAAAGGTGGCGTAACATTTAGATATTACGGAGTAGAAATAAGTAAAATTAGTCCAATTTTTGAAAATAATACTTTAAGATTAAGTTTAAATGTATCAGCATTAGGACAATTTAGTATAGCACCAATTAGCTCAGCTTCAGGATCTGCGGCTGATAATATAACATTAGCCACTGATTATGATAGCGAGCCAAGTAAAGGCGTTGTAGTGGGCGATGTTTTAGTATTAACTAAAGTAACAAGCGGAAGCAGTGATACATATGAAGAAGTAACAGTGAGTGCCGTAAATGCAGACGGAACTAAAATAAGTGTAGGAACAATAACAGGAACATATACAAGTGGAGATTATTTATATATTAAAAAACAATCAGCGAGTTATTCATTAGGAGAGCCATTAAAATGGTCTGGTGCTGAATTTAGATTCGGTGATACAGCTTTAGCTGCTTTATCAGCAACACAAACAAGAGTAGAGTCTGGTAGCACTTTTAATTTATTGAATAATTTTGAAGATGACGCTGGAGCAAAAAGAAGTGGAGATTTAGATCCTGCAGCTTTAATAAGAACTACTGGAGATATTGAAATCACAGTCAAAAAAACATTTGAAGACTTTAAAGAATACGAAAGATTTATATCAATAAGAAAAAGAGCATTAGTAATTAGATTATTTGGAGCAGTAATATCAGGAACGGATAAAAACGAATTAAGAATCACAATAAATAATCTTAAAATTAAAAATTCTCCAACACCATTAAAAACAGGAGAAATCATATATTTAGAGCAAGAATATTCCGCACAATATGATTCAAGCGATGCACAAGGAATGGATGTCAAAGTAATTAATGATGATGACGGAAGTAATTATTAATAATTAATTTAAATATTTATATGACTATATTAAAATGTGAAACAATAGAGATTGAATTGCCTTATAGCAAGGCAAAAATAAAAATAAAAAAACGATTTACTTATGGTGCTATTTTAGATTTTAGAGAAAATACTGCCGAAGATAAGAAAGATAGCAACATAGAATTAGCGAGAACATTAATTTATGATTGGAATTTTACTGACGAAGCAGGAAAGAAACTTCCAATAACAAAAGAAAATATTAAAAAACTTGATAACGAAGATGGTAATTTTTTGTTGGCAAAAGTTAATGAAACAATCACGGAAAAAAAAACTTCGAATTAGATATTTTCAATGCTGTAAGGGGGGATAATGAAAAAGAAGTACCAAGAGAATATATCATGTATAGATTGAGCGAAAAATTTGGATGGACAGAAAAACAAATTTTAGAAACATCCTATGATTATATTCGTTCAATTCTTAAAATAATAAGAATAGAACATGATTATAATAAATGGTTAAAGGAACAAAAAAATGGCATTTAATAACATAAAAGATTCAACATTGAATATAGTAATAAGAGCCAAGGATCATGCAAGTAGAACCTTGAATGATTTTAATAAACAAGCAGGTAAATCTATTAGCGCAGGAAAAGCCACTGCAATGGCCGTACAAGGAATAGGAATAGCAGCAAGTGGATTAGTTGTTAAAATGGGAGTAGATGCCGTGCAGGGAGCTATACAATTTGAATCAAAGATGGCAGAGGTAAGAAAAACTACAGGATTTACAGCAGACGAAACTAAAAGAATGGGAAAAGAATTATTGGAAATGAGTAAATCATTACCTGTAGCAACTGATGATTTAGCAGATATTGCTGCGGTAGCTGGACAATTAGGAATAACAGGTTCAAAAAATATAACAGATTTTACGGAAGTTATAGCAAAGGCCACTGTAGCATTGCCAGAGTTTGCAGGTGGCGCTGAGGAAATAGCATTAGTATCAGCAAAAGCGACCAATGTTTTTAAATTAGAAATAGTAGAAGCAGAAAATTTGTTGTCAACATTTAATGAATTAGCTAATAATACAGCGGCTAATGCTTCTGAAATAGCAAAGTTTGTTCAAAATGCTGGTGGCGCAGTCGCTCAAATGGGAATGACAGCTCATGCAGCTTCAGCATTAGGCGCAACATTGGTATCACTTGGCGAAGATGGGCAAGATGCAGGAACGAGAGTAAGATCAGCGACATTATTCATGATGAAGCATTTAAAAGATGCCGCGAAAGTAGCAGGAGTAACAACTGCTGAATTCAAGAAAAAATTAGATGAGAATGCAATGGCAGCAATTCAAGATGTTATAAAAGGATTAGAAAAAATACCATCATCTACTGATAGAAGCGTAAAATCGGCACAAATATTTGGACAGATTGGTGGAAAAGTAATGAGTAAATTGACTGGTAATCTTGATATGCTTAATAAAAATCTTGATATGAGTGCTGAGGCTTGGGAATTAAATATTTCATTACAGAAAGAATTTGATGTTGCATCAGAAACTACCGCAAAACAAATGCAATCATTTCGTAATAATGTAGATGTAATATTAATAACACTCGGAGAAAAAGTTTTGCCAAAAATTAATGATGGACTTAAAGGAATGATTGAATTATTAAATGCAGTTAATGTAACAAAAATAAGTGATTCAATAGGAAAAATTGATGAATCTACAAAAAAATTAATTGAACTAAGAGAGGAAAGAAAAAAAGCAGGAAAAGATGTAGAAAATTTAAATAAACAAATTACAGAGGGCATGGAAATGCAAAAAGAAATGAGCAAGGATTTAACAAAATCAAGTGCAATAAAAAATATAGATGATACATTAAAAACAGTAAATAAAATAAATCCGTTAACTTATTTAAATCCATTAAAATTATTTGGTTATGCTGATGGAGGAATAGTTCCCGGGCCAAAAGGCGATCCAACATTAGCGGTTGTACATGGAGGCGAAACAATAACTCCACCTGATAAACAAGGAGGAAATACAGTTATATTTGATTTGCGTGGAGCTACAATGACAGATAAAGATTTAATAAATAGAGTAAAAGATAATTTAAATAAATCATTTAATATAGCAAAATTTGCTAACTAATATGAGTAGTATAAAATATGATAGCGTGGAATTAGTGAATGCAACATATATTCCAAGATACGCTAAACACGAAACTGCACCTGAAAGAATAATTAATTCAATGAAACTGGCCAGACAAGATGGCGAGGTTATTATTGATGATACATTTGGAGTTAAGTATGTAGATATTCATGGAACACTTAAAGGATCAAGTCAAAGCGATTTAGAAAGTAAAATAGATGATTTTAAAGAATTAATAAATAGAAAAGATAAAAATTTGGATATAGTATGGGCAGGTGGAACGAGAAGATATGTTTGTAGATCTATAAGCCATGATTTTAATCGTGATTTTTTTCATTTATTGCACTGTCCTTATAATATAAGATTTTTAGTATTTGAGGGAATAGGAAAAGATATCACATCAACTACAGCATTAAATGATACAGGAATTACTGTTGCTTCAACTCAAAATGTTGTTAATTTTTCTGGAAGCTATAAATCAAAAGCAAAACATAAAATTACTATTACAACGAGAGGTAATGCTGATGTTTTAAAAATAGAAAATGAAGATAGTGATGAGTATATGGAAGTCAATTTAGACGGATTTTCTAATGGAGATTATGTGGAAATAGATGAAGAAAATTTGACAGTTAAAAAAAATGGATCTACCGACATTGATTATTATGGTAAATTTCCATCTGTTGAATTAGGAAATAATAATTTAAAACTAACTATTAGTGGCAATGGTTATACTTTAGATCAAAACTATGAGGATGGTATAATTTTGGGTAAAATTTATGATAATACTGGAACTAGTAAATTCCCAACAGATGCACAAAGTTTTATTCCAACCAAAAGCGGAAGAATAGGAAAAATTGCAACGCAAGTAGCAAAAGTTGATGGAGGAAGTTTAGCTGGTAATTTAGATTGGTATATACACCATGATGACAATAATAAACCTAGCACTGTTATTGTCGGAGGCTATAGATACCAAATATTACAAGCAGATGTTCCTGCAAGTCCAAATGCTGCTTTTATTGATGCAGATTATACTGGTGCTCACGGAGATGCGCCATTTTTAGTAAAAGATACTAGATATTGGGTTAAATTACTTGAAACATCTATTAATACATCTGATGCAAGTAACTATTATAGCTGGGTATATGGCACTGCTTCTCCATATACTGATGGGAAATCTATGGCGAGAGGTAACAGTAGCGAAAATTGGGAAGATGGTTCTTCTGAAGCTGATGAATCAAGTGGTATTTCACAAGGTAATTTTGATAAAAATTTTAAAATATATATAGGCGATGGAAATTCTCCTAGTTGGTCTGTTATTTGGAATATTACTTATATCAAAAAATATTTATAATTATGTCTAAACAAATACAAATAAAATCGTTTAATACAAGTGGTGTATTTGTTAAAAATATAACAGATGCAACATTTGAAGAAATAACAAAAGTAATTAATGGAGGTATTGGAAATCTTAGCATTAAAATAGCAAGAAAAATTGATGAATTTGATACTGACGGAGATTTAACATTGGGAAATAAAATTGAAATATGGATCTATGATGAGGATAGTGGTAATGACGGAGTAAATATATATAAAGGATGGATAGAGCAACAGAATCCATATATTGATGGAGGAATAGAATATGTTGATATATTGTGTGCGAGTTTAATCTCTAAAATGAAAAATGATATATTAAAAAATTCAACACAAACTACATTATTTACTATTGCAACAGCAGGATTAACTACTACTTCAGCAAGTATTACTGCTGCCGAAATAGCTGATGTAGTAAAAGCTACAATAGATTTGTTTAAAGAAAATAATAGTAATATTGATATAAATTATAATCCAGCAGGAACTGATTTAATTGAAGATACAACAAAAGAAATGCAATATACTTTTGAGGCAATGACATACTTTGATGTAATAGAAAAATGCAGACAAATAGCTCCAGAAAATACATATTGGAAAATTACTGCAAATGGAAATATATATTTTACTATTCCGTCAAATGAAGCAGATCATGTTTTTACAATTGGAAAAAATATAAAAAAAATAGAAGCAAGTAAAAGTTTAGATAGCGTTAAAAATATTATTCTAATTTGGGATGGTCAACATTTAGGACTTTATACAAAATACGAAGATGCTACATCAGTTAGTAGTTATGGCAGGAGAGTTAAGCAATTAATTGATAGTAATATAAAAGATCAAGACACAATGGATAATATAGGGAATGCTTTTATTGAAGAAAATAAAAATCCAAAAGTAAGAATCACTATTGAAATAATTGATAATAATGAAAATGATAAAGGATATGACATTGAAAGCATAGAAGCAGGGGATACATGCAGAATTGTAGGAATTGCTGACGACAATGATATTTTTGGAAACAATATGATAATTAAAGAAGTTATATGGAAATTAGATAAAGCAATATTAATAATTGAAACAGAAAAAGATTTTAATATTGATAGATATATATTAAATATTGAAAAAGATTTAATACAAGAAAAAAAATTTGGTATACCTGAAACTTATTCTTAATTTTTAAATATTATGGAAATTTTAAAATCAGCGTCAAAAATTATTTTATTAATGCTTAGCACTGTGTTATCCATTGCTTATTTATATTCAGTAATTACTGGAAAAGTGGCAATCGGCGATACTTTTGATAAAGCTATAATGTTAGTATTTGGATTTTATTTTGCCTACAAAGGAAAAGAAGACAAAAATTATTTAGGAAAATAATCAAATGAAATTTATTTTAAAAATACTTTTGTTAATTATTCGCTTATTGGCTTATTTTTCTTTAGGTTTTATATCGAGTATTTTAATTGAATATTATTTTTTATAAAAATATATGCAAAATTATAATGGAATAAAAATAGGAAAACAAATAACTGATTTTACTGCAGGTGCTAATTCTCCATTGAATAATATTAATATTAATTTATCAGGTGATTGGGATTTAAATAGACCAGAGCATGAATTACAAAATAAAGGATTTGAAACATTCGCTTGCTTATTATTCTCAGGATTTGATTGTGTGGAAACTTTATTTATGTATTATTTAAAACATAATTTGATATCATCAAATAATGTTAGTTGGTTAGGAGAGAATGGATATTTTGATAAAGGATTTATTAATTTTAGCGATAGATTCGCCGCACAATTTGCAGAAATAGAAATAGGGAAAGGAACTTATAGTTATAAGGCAAATAATGCAATCAGAAAATATTTAATTCCTGAGAGCATGCTACCTTATACTACAAAAAATTATTACGATAAAAATGCTATTACTGAAGAGATGATAGAAATGGCGAAAGAATTTAATAAACGATTTATAATAAATTGGCAATGGGAAGAAATTCCAACAAATGGATTAAAAAAATCTCCATTGCAAGCCATCGTTAGATATGCGACAGGAAATGAAATATTGCAACCTACAGGGAAACTTAATCATGGAATAGAAGTTTACAAAGAAGATCAAGAAAGTTATTATATAGATGATAGCTATTTGCAAAGAGATAAAAGATATAATAAAAATTATGTTTTTTATTTTGTTAGTTATACTTTAACAATTATTAATAATAAAATTATGGACACAAAAAAATTTATAGAAAAAAATGATTTAAAATTTATCAGAAATCAAAACACAGGAGCATTCGGAAGAATATTGAATAATAAATTAAGAATAGCAGAAACTAAAGACAGGGGAGTTTTAATGTTATTAGATAAAGCACATAGAGAGAACGGAATAACAATAGCAGATAATGAATGGAAACAATTACCAGCAGATAAATTTTAAAAGTTATCCACTGTTAACAATAAAAATAAATAAAAAATAAAAAAACCGTTTAAGCTATTTATAGCAAAAACGGTTTTTTTGCCAATATTAAACAAAATAAAAGCATTTAATACCTTGCTAAAACACTTGACAAAATACTTGTATAGAGTATACTTAGAATATAAGATTAATAAATTAAAAACAAATTTATGAAAACATTAAAACAAATTGCTAAACAAAATGACGAAAGAGGTAGGCAAGCAAAAGAGATTCTTAATGAAATGAAAGAACAAGAAATAAATGATAAAAAATTAAATAATAATTATATAGCAACTCCATGCTCATTACATTATTTGTAAATATATGATAGATGTAAAAGAATTAAAACCAAAATCAATTATTGGGAAAAAAATAAAAATTGAAATGATTAAACAAAAATTAAATGAAAAAATTATTGATCAGGATAAACATTATTTTGAAAAAGAATTATATAAATTAACTAACGAAGTAAACAACCAGCCTAGACTTTTAAATCCAAGACTTAGCTGGACACATAATTAATATGGCAAAAACAAGTGAAATAATATCAAAACTTCAAGAATTAGTAGATAAAAACGGAGATCAAGAGATTACTATATATAAATCATTTGACAAGACTACTACAAAAATTAAAGTTGAAGAAATTTTTTTTGACGATAACTTAAAAGATATTTATATAGCAATTTATAATTAAAAAAATATGAACAAATACAAAATAAGTTGGAAACAACACAAAATTAATAATTTAAAAATAATCTTTATTTATTTGGCTGGCGGTATTATACCGAATGCTTGTCAGATGCAATATAAAGATTATTACTAATTGTTGATATAAGAGAAAGTAGGAGTGTATTGGTTTATACTGATTATCTCCTACAATTCTCTATTAAAATAAAATTATGATAAAAGATATACCAAATTTCAAAAATACAAAAATAGATTGGGGAAGAAGTCAATCTGATATTATTAAATTACTTGAAAAAAGAGGGATAGTAGAAACTCGTTTTACTAATATATCATATGAAACAGCAATTAAAGCAGGTATGAAAATGATGGAAAATACATCAGCTATTATGCTTGAATTTATGAAACCAATAACACAACAAGATGGAACGAATGGAATATTGCCAATTAAAATGATTATTCCGAATATTCCAATAGATGAAAAATTAAGACGACAAGCATACCGAATATTTTGGCATTATCTAAAAAATAAATTCATTGGTATTGATAGTGGATTAATTGAATTTGAGCAAGAATTTATGCCACATATTGCAATAGGTAAAGGAGATGCTACTGGAACAATGTGGAATGTTTTTGAGAAGAAAATGTTACCTAAAATTATATCAGGTGAAAGTTCAAATATAAACTTATTAGAACCACCTAAAAATAATAATTAAATAAATATATGAAAATACCAAAAATTATTCATCAAATTTGGGTAGGAGATGAGGACAAAAAACCTTCTAAATTAATGCGAGGATGGAAAGAAAAACATCCTGATTATACATTTTTTGAATGGAACAATAAAACTGTAGCAGAATATGATTTTATATTAAGAGATCAGATTAATCAAATGTTTAATATAGGGAGATATCACGGAGTGGCTGATCTAGTTAGATATGAAGTATTATATAATTATGGAGGATTTGTAGCACCAGCAGATTCAGAATGTTTAAATGCCATAGATGATTTATTGGATTTAGGTTTTTTTGCTTGCTATGAAAATGAGGAATATACTAAAGATTTGGTATCACCGCATATAGGAACTTATCCTAAAAATCCATTTATAGGAAAAATAATTGATGAATTAATATTAAAAGGAAATGTATTAACTAAAGAACCATGGCGCGAAACTGGTAATTTATTTTTAACAGAGATGCTAAAAAAACATAAAAATACAGAAATTATGATATTGCCAAGTTATACTTTTATCCCGGAACATCGGACAGGAATAATTTATACAGGAAATGGAAAAGTATATGCTAAACATTATTGGGGAACTACTAAAAATATATATAATAAATTAAGTGAAGATAATAAAATAATATAAAAAATAATATGATTATAATAAGCACAATTTTATTAATTATTTCAACTATTTTATTAATTATTTCAATTTTAATGTTAATTTATACTTATATAGAATATTATTTTTTATAAATATATATAAAAATGAAAGATACAATAAAAAATTTAGATAAGATTAAAATTAAAAGCAAGGTTGTTACAGCTGAACAATTTTTGAGAGTATTAAATAAGTTTAATTCTCCAAAACCAAACATTAAAGATATAAAAAAATTAAAGAGAGGAACTTTTTTGGCCAGAATAATAAATCCCGAAAAATCAACAATTACTGATTATTTTTTTACTGATATATATATAAGAAGTTTTAATTTTCCATATAGCTGTAATCATAATATAAAAAAAGGCAAAGAATTATTAATTAGTAATATGCCATTACCTCCAGTAAAATTTTAAAATTAAATATAAATATATGAAAAAAGATATTCACCAAGAGCGATATATTGGACATCAAAATAAAAAGAAAAAACAATTAATTGAAATATTAGAGAATAGAGTAAGTCAAAGAATTTTTAATAATGAGCCAATAACAGAGCAGGAAATTAAAAAAATAACTCATTATATGGCACAAGTTCCTAACTCTTGTAGCAGGCAAGCAATTTACTCTACCATAATTGATGATCGAGTAAGCAAAGAATTATTAGGAGGAATACTTGTTGGAGGAGTAGGTTGGATACATAGATCTGATAAAATTATATTATTATTTGCTAATAATTTAGCTTATAAATCTGAAAATGAAATAACTTTTATGCCATATCTTGATGCTGGTGCGGTATTAATGGCTGGTTATTTAATATGCGAGGAAATGAATATAGGTGTATGTTTTGTAAATCCAAATATTCGAAAAGAATTTAAAAAATATTTTATAGAAAATTTTAATAAAGGAGAGTTGATATTCTGTGGAGCATTAGCGATTGGGAAATATGATAAAAAAGCAAAAAAAACAATTAAAAAAAATAATATATTAATTCAATAACAATATGAATAAAACACATTTGCCAATAACAAAAAAAGAAGAAGAAATTTTGTCTTATATTTATGGATATATTGACGACAATAAATATTCTCCAACAAGACAGGAAATTGCTGATTATATTAATAACACCAACAAAACAAAAATAACACCTCAAGGAGTTAATTATTTTGTTAATCAATTAGTAGCCAAAAATAAAATAAAATTAATACAAAAAAAGACAAGAAATCTTAAAATAGTATAGTTTTAAAAATACTTGCTAAAATACTTGTTATATGATAAAATAATAATAATAATAATAATTTAACTAACTGTGGAAAACTATGTTAAAAACAAAAAAAGCTGTCAAGAAAAAGACAGCTACAACAAAAAAATCAATTGGGAAAAAGAAAAAAAGGTCGATTAAAAAAAATAATAATTTAATGCTCGTTCATAATCCAACGAACAAAGATCAAGAATTTTTTGTCGCTAGTGAATTAGCTGATGATGCCGCAATAGAGGCGGAATTATTAGGGCAAGCAATGGAACATTATATCTACCAATTTTCTAGTAAAGGAAATATTGTAACAGGATTGAGTGTAGCTGGAGTTAATGAAATATCTCGCAAAATGACAAAAAATCCTAAATCAGGAACTAAAATAAGAATTATACCTGAAAGTGTTAAAGTAGAAAGAGATATTGTTATGAACGAACAAAAAGGAATGCAAGTAACAGTAATTGCCGAAAATATGGTAACTGGAGAAACTGGGATTGGAATTAAATTTGAAACATACGAAAATATTGGGAGGAAAGGAAAATATCCAAACACTTTTGTTGTCGAGAAAGCATTAA